GAAAGTTTCATAATTATCTGTAGTTGGTTTATCGTGATTTGAAAAGTGATATAGGAAGATTCCGAAGTGAATTATCTTCAGGCAATCAGATTTGGATAATCCATTCTTCTTCCCGTAACGGCTAGCATACTTAATAATGCTAGAACGGGCAAATGGAATACCATCTCCAATAGCAGAGATAAGGTCCATTGCCTGAACTCCATTCTCTCCGACATAATGAGCACCATACGTGCCGATAAGATATTCCTGAATTTGTTTGAGGATTTCACCCTCATTGTATTTCCAAAAGTGCTGGTTTTTATCTGTCATTTTATTTTTTCCCAGTGATGTTAATATATCATATAAAACGTATAAGCGGTGCTTATGTATGCCAGTTTCTAAAGTGACTCTAGTAGCGGTAGAAATGTTAAAGGCTTACCTGATTCAATGAGAATGTGAGATGCAAATATTTCAAGATCCAAAGAGGTAAAGTACATTAGATTCAGCCCTTTTATTTTACTTTCCACATATTCAGCAGCATTTAGTGCATTTTTCCATAAGCATAACCATATACATTGGCTCGTCCCCGATATTCTGTAATTTGTTTTGAAGTAAGAGATTCCCAATAAATCCAAAAATTTAAAAGAATCTTATAATTGGGACCAAGATATTCTTCGGGATTCGTTAAAATTTTAGAGTTATCAAAATAAAGGCTTAAGTTTTTGTGAATTTTAGAGATATAGTTCATAATAGTCAAAAAAGCTTTGGAAATATTAAGGGTTGGCCAGATTCTATAAGACGATCAACAATGAGCAATTCGCAATCTAGACAATATAAACCGAGCAAGATAAATGAATTACAATATTCTTCAGCCAGATCGTGAAGACGACGTGTTTTCTCTCCATACAATATATTACATAAATGAAAATGTATGCTCTTCTGTCCAGGATTAAGACTATCTAAATAAATCCAATAATTTAGAAGAATCTTATAATTTGGACCGAAATAATCTTCGGGAACCGTTAAAATGTCTGGGTTTTCATTTTCTTTACTAATATCTCGGTGGGTTTCAGAATAATGTGACATTCACTTTTTTTTAAACTAATTCACAATAACATCAAAAGAGCACCAAAAGTAAATAGGTGTGCCAGTTTTTCAAGTGGCCCGGACTATACGACTAAAGTTACCCTGCTTCTCAAATTCAATAATGTGTTCAAATTTTTCGGTAACACCTTCTCTATGAGAAATAATAAAGGTATTAGTTTCAGTAAAGACGTATTTGATTATTTTTATAAATTCTTCAATGCCAGACTCATCCAATGAGCTATCTAAAATTTCATCAAATAACAGAAAATTAATGTTGGTTGAATTTTTAATCTTTACTAATTCTCTAAACGTCCAAAGAATACTAAGATTGATCCTCTGCTTTTGTCCTTCAGAAAAAGAGCTATAAGAGAAATTATCGTGTAGAGGTGAATTAATGGTTTCATTAAACTCCTCGTCAAAGTTAAAATTGATAAACATATCCATCGTATTAAGATATTTGTTAATCAATTGATTGATGATTGGAAGATATTTGCGTATAATTCTAGTCTTAACTCCACCATCTTTAAGAAGACCACTCATATACTCATAATATTGCAACGAATCTTTTTTTCTTAGAAACTCATTTTGAACTTCTAAGAATTCTGCTTCAAGCTCTGAAAGTTTTTGATGTTCGGTATTACAATTTTGCATACCATCTTGAATTGTTTCTATCTCTTTGTTTAATTCAGTTATCTGCTTCTGGGCAGTATTAATTTGTATATTGTTTGATTGAATTTTTTGATTTAACTGAATGATTTGATTGGATATTTTACTGAATAATTGCTGATTCTCTTCTTCCTTTAATATAGCATCGTTCAATTCAGCGAGAGCATTAGTTAGCTCGGTTGAAGACTTTTGATACTCTCCAATTTTAGAATTTTTAATTTCATCATCAATTTCTTGAGTGCAAGTTGGACATACTGAATTTTCGGAAAAGAAATTCAAATCCTTATGAATCATTCCAATTCTTTGGGACAATTTACCCTTTAGCGTTCCTAACTTCTTAAGTTTATCAGATGATGATGAAACTGAAACGGATTTACCATTAAGTTGTTCTACAATATTTTCACTTTTCAAATTACTCTCTAGAGTAGTTTCAATAAAATTGGTTAAATCTCCAATTCTCTTTTGTTTTTCGTTAATTCTATTATTTCCCTCTTTTTCCAGACCTTCAATAAAATTTCTCTGCATTACACATTTTTCGTGTAGATGTGTTTCAGATAAATTGAGCTGCTTTAGTTCGTCTTTAATTGTTCTTAATTTGTCTTTAATAACAACATTCATTGAAGAAAAGATGCGAATATCTAATAGATCTTCAATAATTTCTCTACGACTTGCAAGAGGTAATTGCATAAAAGGAACATAATTACCGCTACCTAGAATCACAATTTGAACAAATGTCTTATAGTTCATCTTAAGAACATTCTGCTCAAACCATTTTTGTTGGTCTACAGCAGAGGCATCTTGTTCTAATAATTGTCCGTTCTGATACAGCTCAAAAATGTTTGGCTTGAGTCCACGTCTTACTAACCATTTTACTTGATTAATAGAAAATTCTAATTCAACCAAACAATCCTTTTCGTTAATTGAATTGATTAATTGTGGTAGATTGACCGGCCTATATGCCTTTTTGAAAAGAGCAAATGTGATTGCCTCAATAATAGTTGACTTTGAGCTGCCATTTTTACCAATCAGGAGCGTTGTTGCATTTTTATTAAGCTCAATTTCTACAAATGTATTCCCAACCGATAGAAGATTTTTATAGCGTACTTTTTCTAGAATTATCATTATCAATCAAAGGTGGAACAACAACATCATCTGGTCTAATAACTGCATATTTTGTATTAGTTAATTCACAAGTTCTTAGCAATTGTTTATCTTCATACTCTATAATTTCTGTTTTATCAAATCCACACTCTTCAAGCTGCATTGCAAATCTTGAAACATCGTCATACTCTTGAAACAGATATACAACCTTATCTCCTTCTTCATTGATAACAGAAAATGCACCATTATTGTTTATTGCAATCAAATACATTAGACTAATTCACACGCTTCTTTATGTATTTCAGAAAGAATTAACTTTAGCTTATCTTTATTTAAGTCAACTTCACTCTCATCAACAAATCTTTGAATTAAACTAAAAGTATCTTCATTTTCTAATGAGAAGTCAAACTCTTGTTCCTTTTGCTGTGAATAGTTCTCAATAATCTTTAAGTCTGCAACACCTATAGAATAAAAATTGGTAATGAATTGATCAAAAAACACATTATCGGATTTCTTTCTTACGATAACTTTGATGATTTTTCCGGCATAACTTTCAAAGTCAAAATTTTCAATATCAGTGTCATCGTAATAAACATAATCAAATAGTGAATACGGATTATTCACATAAGCGTGTTTAAGTGTTTCAGTATCAAAAACAACAAATCCTCTTGAATCTCCAGAATCATTAAAGAACATTTCATAAGGATTTCCTATATAGTAGACTGTTCCGTTATCTGAACGAGTATGATAATGTCCAGTGAAAACTTTTTTAAATTTTGAGAAAATATCCGGGTCTCGCCCATCTTCCATTGCCGTTCCACGATTGACATAGAAGCCATTCAATTCAAGATGACCCATTACAACCTTTGCTTTTGTGCTTTCAATAAGTTCAAGAGTTTCTCTTTCATTTTCTGAATTAATCCAGGGGAGCATTAAAACTGGAAGCCCGTCAAATTCTACAACTGTTGGCGATGAGTAGGTTTGAATATTTGAATATTGACTAAGAAGTAGTTCTGGTGTATTAATTCTATTTGTATTGCGGTAATATGAAGTATGATTTCCTACGATTGTATGAAGCTCAATATTCATACTCTCTATTCTATCGTAGAAATTTCTTTTGGCCCATTCAATAGTTGTTAGGTCTAGGGTCTTTCTGTTGTCAAAGGTATCACCCATATCAACAACAGTTGTGATGTTATTTTTTTCAAGAAATGGAAAAAAAACATCATTATAGAACTTCAAAAAGTAATCGTGGAAGACTGTTGACTGCCTTTTGAAGCCAAAATGAGTATCAGATAAAATAACCACACGGGACATATCAAGACCTCATTTTTGAGTGAACTCTATCTTTAATTGAGTTATAGTCTGAATGATTTGCAATATCAGAGCTATCGTTATCTTCGGAAAAGACCTCATCAAAACCATTTCGTTCAATCAGGCGGTCATACAATTCAAGAACTCTTTTTTCCTGTTTAATTCTACGAACAAATGCCCAGTAACATAATTGCGTGAAATAGGCAAATGGATTCTTTTCGGTTCTTCCTCCCGAAAAATCTGGATTGTAATTAAGAACATATCTAACACAATCGGTATAACCATCCGAAATCATTGAATCCTTAAACGGATAATTCACGAATTTTGTATTGAATGAAAGATGTGTAGCAATCTTCAGAAAGCAGTCACCAATGTAATTAGGAATGCGGGGTTGTGTTAAACCTAATTCCTTAGCCTCATTGACTGTCTTTTTATATTCAACAAGAGAGTCATAGAACTTCACATTATCAACATAATGAGTGCTTCTCTTTCTCTTCTTCATCACCGACGTAGTAATCATTTATTTTTCTCTTTCATTTTTCCGTATTCACTATAGTAGCACACTATTATCCATTTGTCAAGCCCCTCTGCTTATTGTTAGGGTTTCCTGACTTAGTAATAATACCTATTGACAAACTCTTTCAACTGTGTTAAGCTCCGCTTTGTCAAAAGTGATGACACCCCTTTATTAACTATTATTAAATAAGGAAGTCAAGAACAATTGAAGATTCGTTCTAGTTTTCTTTTAGCATCACTTACAGAACCAACATAACCCATAGAAGAACTAAGTCTTACACCACTACAAAAAGCTTCTTCTCTGGTAGAAATATATCTATCGTGCATCTCAGTAAGAGTATCATCCTCAATTTCAGACATAGTAAGAATATCTTCTTTATTGAGGACAAAAATACTTTCATTACCAATCTTAATCCAAGGCTCCACTGAATAAGCAATTCCTTCTTTAGTCCTAACCTTTGTAATTGTTATTGGATAATACAATAGTAAAACTTCTTTATTCTCTTCAATTGATGGACATACTTGTGAGAAAAATTCCTCACCATTCTTTAACTTTACAACTGAATAAAACTCTTCTTCCATTTAGTCTCCTAATTTAATTGTTTTAATATCGTAATCAAATTCTTCTTCATTATAGTTTTTTACTCTTTCCATAAAATGTTTTAGAGTGTGATTTGACCTGTTATTAATTGTAATATCGTCAGCTATATCGTAAACCTTTGCAACCTTTTTATTATGATTCAATCTCAATAGTCTTCCGATACTTTGCATATTACGAATACGCGATTTGAAAGGAGAAGCAAAAATAAGATTGTGAAGATTCTTAATTGAAATACCTGTACTGAAGACTCCATAAGATGCAACAATGATGGCATTGTCTTCTCTTTCAGTGATATTTCGGATTTCTTCTCTTTCATCTGTATTGACGCCACCGTGAACAAAAAATACTTTGTGCTGTGTCGTACCACTATTTATGGCATCAAAAAGTATCTGTCCGTGAGTCTCCACTCTGGCAAAAAGAATAAGAGTATTACCTTTAAGACTTAAAGTGAGATTCTTGATAAAGTTGTTTCTTTTTTCTTGAGAGATTATGTACTTTATCTCATCTTCATAGGTTTCAAAGAATTTTGGAGGATGTTTAAGAACAATACATTGAATATCAAGTTTAGAGGCTCTGCCTTTTTCAATTAATTCTTTAGTGCCAACAGCCTTGTAAGGTGGTCCAAATAAACCGGAAATAACCCATTCGTGAGTCTTTGAATCTTCACCACCATTTGTTAAAGTGCCAGTAAAACCATATCTGTATTTTGCCTGATGACAATTTTTCATAATTGAAACTAGACTGTTTGCCTTACAGCCGTGACATTCATCAACAATAACGCAATCAAAATTCTCAAAGAATGATTTTGGACAATTAATCAAAGATTGCCAAGTTGAAAGTGTAATTTCAGAATCATTACTTTTGACTGCACCATCATAAATCATATGACAATAATCTTCAGGATTCCACCCATAAGATTTCCAGTCTGAAAACATTTGTTTTACTAGACTAGTAGTAGGAAAGACAACAAGACATTTTCTGTTCTTTGCAACGTGGTATCTGATGATTGAATATATCACATAACTCTTACCGGAAGACGTTGCTGAGACGATGGTTTTCCTATTATACCTCAGACACTCATATACTGCACTGACCTGGTAATCATAGGGTTGTAGGGCCTTACAGGCGGCTCTCATAAAGCCTTCAGTACCCTCTAGGGTAATCTCCTCATTTACCTCAAAGGCACTACCATAGAACTTATTATGCTCAAATTCATAAGAGTATCCTAGAACCTTAAGTTTGGCAACAACTCTATCCAAAAGACCAACATAAACTTCTCCAGTGGTTGTGCTCAATAATGTAACCTGACCATTCCACCCTTTATTATAACGCTTCATATACTTTGCATTATTTACCTCAAATGTGAAGTAAGGATGCAATTCATAAAGAATATGAGGGTCACATTTTAGCTTAAGAAAGACTTCATTCTTCTTTGAGATTATTACGTCTGACATTATTGACCACTGATGTATTTCTGACTGTCTATACTATTCTTAATTTGAAATGAGCGATTATGCAGCATCTTAATAATGTCTTGTAGAAAAGCAAGACTCACTTCATAGATTTCTATTTTGATGTTGATTTTTGATACATCAGTATCCGCATTAAGACAACTTTGAAGGTGTTCTTTATCTCTTACCTTTTTATCTAAAGGATTTTGAATATATGTTTCAGCCTCTGCTTTTCCTGTATAATATTCGTACTTTTCGTGTCTAATTCTCTTTTTATTTTCCTCACAATTCTTTTTCAATAAAAGAAGATTTGTAAAAATCTCATAATACTTAGCGTGAAGTTCTGGAATTTTTAGAGACTCATTATGCAAATCGTCTGGATCAATTCTCGCATCTTCTCTCCACATCTGTTGAATTGCATTAATATCCAAAATCTTCATAAAAGTTCACCTTTTGCATTTCTGATGTCATAGTATGTATATTTCATTCTTACCTCCGCTGTGAGGTATTGTGAATCACTATTGGTAGCATCAAAAAGCAAAGATGTTAAATCGCTAGGCCACATATCATAAAATCTTACTTGAATATTGGTTTTATTATTACTGGAAAGTATAAAAAGAGTGCCATCCGATACAATATTCAGTTGATTTGTAATATTGGTTTTTAATTCTGGTCTTGTTCTTTGTAAATCGTATATTTGTTTAATTGATTGTGGATAACCTAAACCTAATATCCAATTTCTTATTTCAGTATAGTTAGTTAAATCCTCGTCAACCATAAACTTAAAGGTAAAATCCTCAAAGTTAATCATATCTCCCGGTTGAGAAATCATCTTAAGATATGTTGGTTGATTAGCAGCTCCTAGTTTTAATGCGGGAATATTACCACTATTTGAAAAAAATGCAGCCTTAGGTGCACGTTTTAATGTAAATTTGAATTGATTAGGTGATAAAAAGTTCCTATTCTCAATAGGAGAACAATTATCTGACATCTTATTGTTGACGTATTATTGATTATTTATCAACGTACCAAACAAAATGCGTGGAATATACCGAAAATGAATAGTGTTCCTATGATACCACTTATGATTCCAACTTTATATTCGTGTTTTGCTATCTTATAGTCAATTAGGGTTTCAATCTCTTCAGGAGTCATTTTATAATTTTGAACTCCTGGTATTTATGTGGTCTTATTTAATAATTATTAATTACTTGGTGTCATCACTTTTCACAAAGCGGAGCTTAACACAAACATAAGGAGTTGTCAATAGGTAATAATACTAAGTCACGATATCCTAATAAACAGTAAGGGGGGCTTGACAAATGGAAAAGAGTGTGCTACACTCTAAAGAGTGTCGGATGGAAGGCACTTCCTCTTATTACAATCAACCCAAAAAATGACTAATTTCACTATACGGTATTATGATTACACTTGAAGAATTTTATTATGAAATCTGCCCTAATAAAGTTGAAACCGTAAATCATTTTAATAATAGTGTACGTTCAAACAGGAGTCGGGGAATTTATTCGGTATCGTATTATGATTATCTAAAAGCTTGGTCTGAACACGATGCCATTCATTACTTATTGAATCTTTCTCAATTCACTGTGGAGGGTGAATGTAAAGTCGCTTTTGTTGAAGAACATTGTGGAGTTGGATGGGCACCTTATGGCAATGAAGTTAGTGCCAATTTAAAAAATAAAATCATTTTTTCAATGCCAAAGGGGTTCGGTAAAAGACTAATAATTCAAACAGCTCAAAAACTACGAGAACTTTATTAAAATGCCACAAATTAAAAAGCCAATGCTCGCTGGAAATTATGATGAAGCTAAAGCTAAGTTTCCATATCTTGCATCTCCAAAGATTGATGGAATCAGATTTCTTATGGTTAATGGAATTGCAGTATCCCGCACATTTAAACCTATTCGCAATAAATATATTCAAAGAATTTTGAGTGAAACTCTTTCGGATGGATTTGACGGTGAAATAACAGTTGGTGATACGTTTCAATCCTCAACAAGTGGTATTATGAGTATTGAAGGTGAACCAGATTTTAAAGTTTGGTTATTTGATTATGTTGACCCAAATCAAGAAGTAATTTTACCTTATTATCTAAGAATTTTTAATTACCCCGAAACACCTTATAAGTTTATAGCTTGTAGTCCTGTATATAATCAAGAAGAACTTGATTTATTAGAAGAGTCTTTTCTTACTAAAGGATATGAAGGTGTTATGCTCAGAGACCCTAATGGGACTTATAAGTTTGGTCGTTCTACTATAAATGAGAATATTCTTCTTAAGGTGAAACGGTTTTTAGATGATGAGGCAGTTCTTATAGATATTGAAGAAAAGATGCACAATGAGAATGAGGCCCAAAAAGATGCCTTTGGTAGAACTAAAAGGTCTTCTTCATTGGCTGGGTTAGTTGGAGCAAATACTTCTGGAACTCTTATTGTTAGAAATAAAGATGATCAGGTATTTGGAATTGGTTCGGGTTTGAATGATTTAATGCGTGATGAAATTTGGAACAATAAAGATAATTACCTAGGAAAACTTGTAAAATACAAATACTTTCCTCAAGGAGTTAAGGAATTGCCAAGGCATCCTGTTTTTCTTGGATTTAGAGATAGAGATGATTTATGAGTTTTAAACGTAGAAATATATGATTGAGTATAAACATTTGGATGAATTTAAAATGACGACTGATAGTTTTATTCAAATTGATAAGATTAGTGATAATTCAATAAAAGTAGAATCCAATAAGACTATAAAAAATTTATCACCTAATCTAGAAATAAAAATAAATATCAATCAAGAAGATATGAATTTTCTTAAAAATTTATTATATCAAGTTAAAAGAAACCCCTATCAGGAATACTCAAATCCAGAAAATGAAAAGAATCAGTTGCTATACCAACACCTAGCTGATAGAATGTTTAATTTTCTGATGTGTCAATAATAAAAGTGTCACATAGTTTTTATTTTATCTTGAAAGTGTGTTATCTTATGTAAGTCAAACACAGATATGTAAATGACCAACCTTGAACTTGCCCAAAACTCCAACACACCACCAGAAACTCTAATCATTCTTGCAAAAGATAAGAATTCTGATGTTCGCTATTGGGTTGCCAGAAACTCCAACACACCACAAGAAGCACTAATCATTCTTGCAAAAGATGAGGATTTGGATGTTTGCTATTGTGTTGCCAAAAACTCCAACACACCACCCGAAACTCTAATCATTCTTGCAAAAGATAAGAATTCTAA